TGGCTCGGAGAAAAAACCTTTTGCTCATGTATCTATGCCTGACGGATCTACGGGCGGAATTATTAGTTTAGATTTGGCCGATTTAGAAAATTTTTGCGTTGCCGTATTAGAAAATTTTGGTTATGAAATTAAAGACGCTTGATAGCTAATTAAATCTATGATATAATCCTCAACAACGATTGGAGGAATATTGAACTATTTAAAGCTTGAATCGGGTAAAACTCGGTTTTGGTATAGACGCATTTTACAAATGCAAAATAAAACAACGGGCGAGATCCATTTAAAATATTATGGCGGTGGCGCCATTGATTTAGACGCTGATAGATTCCAAAATAAACTTGAATCATTTTGGGCATGGGCTATCAAACAAGCGCGTAATCAAAAGCCAAACATTGAAAAAGACACATATTTAGAACGCATGAGTAAAGAACATAAACTTTCTTTTGTATTCAACAATTGTGAAAAAGGCGATCATATTGAAAATTATATGATTGAGGACTTAGTATAAGGTTGCTTATTGGGGGGCTTTTCTTTCAGTCGAAACGCGCCAAACTAAGCTCCCCATTAGGCATAAAGGAGATAAAATGATTGATCCAATTTCTATAAGCGAAATTGCGGATATGATGAGTAAAACGCGACAACAAGTTGCGCAATTACATTATCACGGGAGATTACCAAAACCCGATAAAGTAATTAAGGCATGTCCGCTTTGGGATATTAATACGATTTCTACGTTTTTAGACAATGGTGGCGTTGTTGATCGTAGAAAAAATGACACACAAGAAATATAGACTTAAATGTCCATATTGTGAAAAGATATTAAAGTTATATCACACAAATTGGGTAGCAATAGTTTGTATTCATTGTAAATTTGAAATACATAAAAAATTTATTTCAATAAAAGAAAGGAAAACATGACAAATAAAAGAAATACGCAAATTGAATTAAGCAAAGCTTGGAATAAATCGGTTGTAAAAAAATTACCCGTATCTTATAAAAAGGACGGAATTGATTACGTTGAACATACACAAGTTACGCAGAAATTAATTGCATTGATTCCCGACGTACAAATGGAATTGTTAGACGTGTTTTATGATACGCACTACAACATGGACGGGGATAAATTAACAATTCTTACGGGTTGTTCATACAAAATAAGCGGAACTATTGACGGGCAATTTAGATCAGTAGTTGAGGCAGGAATGTGTGATAAACCGTTTGAAGTAGAAAATAGACGATCAAGTAATAATGGCGAAAGGTTGAAAGAATGTATTAGCGACGCCGTAAAGCGTTGCGGTATGCGACTTGGAATCGGCATTGAGCTTTATGATACTCAAGCTTGGATAAGTTCTTATTTGGATCCTAAGCCAAAACCAAAAACTAAAGAAATAAAACCAAAAGCAAACAATGAAAAGCCAAAGCCAAAAGTAGAAAATGATAAACCTGCTGAATTTGGTAAAGTAATAACAGCAGAGGATTTAGCAAAACAAATAGCTGAAAAAAAATCTCTTAATAAATAGATAGAGCGGGACGAATCCCGCTCTAAGAAAGGGCAACAATGCAAATAAATTCGCAGTTGTATTTTTCCATTATACCCGAATGGCTTACTAATAGTGAAGTTTCTGACAATGCTTTTAGAGTATATTCGGTTTTATGTAGATACGCGGACAAAATAGACGGATCATGTTGGCCAAGTATTAAATCAATCGGGCAAAAATGCGGTAAATCTCCGAGTACTGTAAAACGCGCATTAAAAGAATTAGAGAAAATTGGAGCAATCGTAATTGATCCACGATACAACGACGACGGACAAACAAGTAATTTATATACAATAATTTACAATCCTGCGTTCAAAAATGAAAAAGGGCAGGCCAAAATTGAACAGGGGGGCGTATCAAATATGGACTACAAACCAAAGTCAATTAACCAAAGTCAATCTAGTGAGCGCTATAAAATTTATAGCGCGTTAGCAATTGCCTTAGATTACGAGCCAAAAACAAAAACAGAAATTAGCGGATTCAACAAAGTTGTAAAAGATATATATACGGCAGGTGGAACTCCCGACGAAGTAGCGGATCGGGTAAAAATTTATAAAACAAAATGGAAAGATATTACATTAACACCGTTTGCAATATCTAAAAATTGGACATTATTAGGCCAAATGGTAGATGAAAACAAGCCACAAAAGGTGCATAATTGCGCCATAGACGGCCATAAATGGCGAGATACGGGATATGTGGGGGATTATCGCCTGTTTTTATGTTTATATTGCGGAAAAGAAAAGCAAGAAAATTTGGAATAATACTTGCAATTAAATCATAGATTGGTATATTTAAGTCATGACAAACGGGAGAACAATGAAAGAAAATTTAAACTACACAATATTAATAGAAAAAACAGGGCTTGATCTAAATGAAGACGAAGTAAAAGTTATTGAAACTACACATAAAGAAAATTTACCTTTAATAGACATAAATTCATTAGAGCATTTTATACATGAATGTGATTATGAAAACGTAAATTGGAGCAAAGTACATGTAGCTATAAACAATATAAATAGACAATTGAGCAAAAATGGTATCTAACGGAGGAACAATGAAAGAAAAATTAGTAAAATTATCAAAATTAGATCAATTTACAAAAAAAGAATTTTCAACACATGCTTTTAAAATGCACGACGGCAAATGCGCTTTTCCAAATAATGATGAAAGAGTATTAATGCTATTTGAATTTCAACATACAAGCGTTATGACACCATGTTGTAATTTTGAGACAGGTAGAACACCAACTAGCGTTTTTGAATCAATGCAAGATAGATTAGGGAGAAACTATTAAATGGTATCAAAAACATATTTAAACAATTTATTAAAGGGCGAATGCAACAATTGTGATCGGCCTTTACACAAAGGGATTGCTAACGCAATCTATTCAACTAAACAAGAACATATAATTGCGGTATGCAGTAATTGTATGTTAAAAAATAGCATACGGGGAGAATATCAATTATGAGAATAAGAATAACAAATAGATTCGGTACAAATGTTAATGTTGATGTTGAAAATTCTAAAAATATTGAATTCAGCATAACTAAAAGACGAACATTAATATATAATCGTAAATTTTTTAAGATACGATTAGAAAGTAAAAACGGGGATAATTTATCTCTAGATTTAAACGAAAATCAATTAGAAGAGTTATCTCAATTGTTTGATCTATATAATAAAGATTATAAAGACAAAAATTGTGATTCTAATACAAGTAAGCTTGAGACAATAATTAGTGATGAAAGGGGACATTTATGAATTACGGGGAGATGTGGCTATTAACAAACATGTTTAAATATTTAGCAATTGTTTGTATAGCAACGCAATTAGTTTTGTGGATTGCGCAATTTCTTGACAAGCATGGATTCTTTAACGCGCCAAGTACGTTTGGCGACGATTTAGATTACATATACAAACAAATAGACGCGGGGTTAGTTTTGGATCCTCCGCAATATTGGAAAGAGGGGGACTATGAATCAAATGTCGTTAGGCCAAGAACAAGTATTTGATACAAGCGCTGAATTACCACAAAAGCAACGCATATTAAATACTTTAAAAAATGCTAATACATGGGTTTGCGGGACAACATTTCAAAAAATGTTTATCCCAACGTATAGCCAAAGAATAAATATTGATCTAAAAAAAGACGGCCACAAAATATTTTCCAAGCCATGTCAAATTGTTGGACATAATCATAGGGGGCAGGTTGCAATGTATAGATTAATTTTTGAAAGCATAAGATAAAATGTTTATAAAAAAAGATAACAGCGCGTTAGCTAAAAGATTAATACAATATTTATTTAAAAAGCCAAGCAATGTTTTATTTTATTTAAAAAATTTAATTTTTAAATATCATCAAACACCAAAAGAAATGAGACTATTTCAATGCTTTATGTGTAAAGAAAATTTTGTATTTCCATTAACAAGTAAAGACTACACGTCTTGTAATGAATGTTGGAAAACTTTAGAGGAGCCAAGTTCATTTTATTATTGGTTAAAGGGTGGTAAATGAATAGATTAAAACGTTTATTTATATTATGGCGCCATGATCGGCTAAGCGATTATAAATTTAGAAAAAAAATAAAAAAGCAGGGGGGATTATCAAAAGAATTTCTTGAATCATTGGAGCAAAGAGAAAATGAGTAAATCAAAAATATATTCTCGCGGAATCATTGACGGCGAAAAAATGACATTGGAAAGATGTGATTGTGATAATTTCCATACTTGTTATGATTGCGGATCAATGGCTCATAAAAGTATTGAAAGCGTTTATATAATTACAAAAGGTATTTTTAAAAATTTATTTGTATGCCGAGAATGTAAGGACAAAGAATATGCAAACTAAAGGTATTTATCAAATATTAAGCGGTTGGAGATATTGCAGACTTTGTAACGCCAAATTGTTTTTTAAAAACTTTATGGGCGTAAAATATGTAATACAAAACGAATTTTTTACTTTTGTTGGTAATGTTTATATAATGACATGCAAAAAATGTCATTTAGAAAGGCAATAATGCACCAAAATGAATTAAATAAAAAACGTATTGAACGTGATATGAAAGACAATAAGGTAAGAATGATCCGCGTTCCCGTAGAAATTAAATTTATTTGCTCTAAAGACATGTCAAGCAATCCTAAAGAAGTTGAAAAACATGTAAGCGATCTAGTACAAACGGGGCTTGAATACAATGTAAAACCATTTGTTAGCGAATCTCCACTAGAATTTATTGAATTATCTGTTAAAATGCATACAAGCTTTAAATATTTCGACTAACCTATTCGTTCCCCGTTTGGTTAGTACGACCCCCGCGCTAAGAACTAGCAATAGCAATACAGCGCGGGGACTTTTTCTTATAAATATACTTGCAATTAAATCATAGATTGCTAACTTTGTGATCAGTACAAAACAAATAACGAAAGGGAACGAATGAGTACTAGAGCAACAATACAAGTAAAAGGCGCAGAGGAATCAATTTCTATATATAAGCACCATGACGGATATGTAAAAAACGGATTGGGCGAGTATCTAGGTATATTTATGAGCCATGCGGAATCAAGTAAAAATACGTTTGGATCAATTGCAAGAATGCAACCAACAAGCTTTCCAAGTAGATTTTCTGCTTGGGGATTACAACAATTTGGATCACAAGCATATTTACATGAATTGCAAGTAATCGCATTAGAAACTCTTTGCAATGTAGAGCAAGACACATATATGCGACATGGAGATACTGAATACCACTATACAATAGAAAATGGAAAACTATTCGTACAAGTAAGAGATTGGGACAATATGGAGCAAAATGGCGACAAACATTGGACATTATTTGCGCCAAAGGTTGAATTACTAAACGTTAGAGAAAAAGACTTTTCTATACTTAAATTTCAAAAAGCAATAGAAAAAATATAACCTCCGTATAGTACGGCAAAGATCCCCGCGAATGATACTAAAGCGGGGATTTTTGTTAATATAATTAAGAGCGCATGAATAATAAACCATATAAATTAATAGACGAGGGGATTAGATCCCGATTATTACAAGCAATAAGGCTTGGATCATATATAGAACATGCTTGTTTTTATGCGGGGATTGATAGCTCTACATTTAGAAAATGGCGCCAAAAGGCCGAAATGGACATTGAGCCGTATAAATCATT